TTCTCGTCCTTGAGGTTGAGCGTGGAGAAGGACACGTCGGGCAGCAGCAGCTTGGGAGCCCGGACGATGTGCTCCTCGCCGGTGTCGGGGTCGGTCTCCACGATCTCGCGGTACAGCGGACGCCGGTATGCGCCCTTCTTCTCGTAGTCGTAGTGCTCCTGGGCTTCGGCGATGACCTCGGCGCGCTTGAGGATGTGAGCCTCGGCCAGGTTCTGGAAGCCGATCATCTGCTGGGTGACGAAGTCCCGGTTGATGGCCGTCCCGGCGTAGGTGGAGGACCCGCCGCCGGAGATGAGTTCCTCGCCGATGCCCCAGGCCTGCATGATCTTGCGGTCGATGCGGTCGTAGTCGGAGTCGAATCTCGGCATCGACTCCCGGCCGAAGACGCTTTCGATCTCTAGGGAGAAGTTGCCCACCACCACGCGCAGATCGGCCATGAGCGCGTCGTTGATGTCGTCGCGCACGTTGTCCAGATCGGACTGGTCCGGGATCCAGGGTTCGCCGTCGCCGAGGTTCGGCACCCCGAGCTTGGCCATGATGAACGGGGAGTAGAGCCGATCGGAGATGGCGTTCTGGGCGGCATTGAGGCTTTCCTCGCTCATCAGCGTGTTGAAGGAGCGCAGCAGCAGCGGGGTGCCGCGCAGATCCCAGGAGCTCACCCGGTTCACGATGCGGCTGACCAGCGCCTCGGACAGGTCCAGCCCGTCGTCCTTGGCGGCGGCGGCCATGATCTCGGGGTAGTAGGCGTTCAGCTGCTTGTACTGCCACAGCCGTTCCTGGCGTTGCGACTCGGTCTCGGTGGCGTCGACGGCCCCACCGGGGCCGGTCTTGAGCGCGTCGACCATCTCCTTGACCCGCAGCTGCACCCGTTCCCGGTCCACCAGCATGGACCGGGAGATGTCGAGCATGTCGGGGTTGAGGATCTCCTCGGAGCTCCAGGTGCCCAGCTGCTCGTTGAAGTGCGCGAGCGCGGTCACCTCCCCGGAGATGAAGTACTCCCGGGCCAGCGCGTTGGGCAACCAGGTGGCGTAGTCCAGGTGGTCCATGAACATGGTGGTGTAGAAGTCCTTGATTTCATCGTCCTTGGACGTGAACTCAAGCCCGAGCAGCGGGAACTTCGAGTAGATGTCGACCAGCAGCGGCACCAGGTCGTGGCAGGCGTAGTACAGCCGACTCCAGCGCCGGATCTCCACCAACTCCTGGGCGCTCTCGAAGTTGAACGGGATCCCGCGGTCGGCCAGCGTGCCCATCGGGGTGCGCTGCTTGGGCGCGACCTGCATCAGGTTGGACGCGGTGCGCACCGTGCCGCCCCCGGAGTTGCCCGACAGCTTGGCGTTCTCCAGCCGCTGCTTGCTGACGGTGGCCGCCATCCGGCGGTTGTTCAGCTGGGTCTGGGAGTTCATCACCTCGGTCTTGGCCATGGTGGCGTTGCGCGGCAACGAGTACCCGGCCTTGCGGAACTGGCTCATGGCTTCGTTGAGGTTGCCGACCTGCAGCCCCGACGCGGTCCGCCCGCGGCGGTCGGTGAAGGTGAAGTTGGACGTGCTCGGGGGCACCTCGTGGGGGGCGCTCACGGGACCTCGGTCAAGTCGCGTTCGCAGGCCCAGGCATCGGGCTTGCCGCCGCGGCCGGGTTCGTCGAAGACCACGTGGAAGATCGGCATCACCGGGGTGCCACCATCGCGGTAGTCCATGCTCACGGTAGTGATCGTGCCGGTCCCCTCGTAGCGCTCGCCCGCCAGGCGGCACTCTACGTGGTCACCGACCTCGAAGGGCACCGTGACGCGCAGAAAATCGCGACCATCTTGGGCGGTCAGTCCGCCGCCGTCGGCCAGGCGGGCGCAGTCCGGGCAGAACGCCCGAGCCAGCACGTCGGTGAAGGCCAGCGGCTTGAGGCGTTTGCAGGACCAGCAAAAAATACTCACGCGGGCACCTCGACGCTGAGCCGGGCGGTGACGTGCCCGTCCCCGCGGGTCCACTTGCCGTCCGACCGTCGCCGCGACCAGTCCACCGGGGCGCTCATGGCCGGGTCGGTGCGCTTGGTGGCGGTGCCCTCGTCCTCGGGGGTGCCGCCGGGGGCGTCCAGGTCGTGCAGTGCGCCCAGCACCTCCCGGAAGCTGAGCTCGCGCAGCAGTTCGTTCCAGTCCACCGGCGCGTTCTGGGTGGTCATCATGCGCTGATGCAGCGCCCGCAGGTAGGGGGTGCTGTAACCCTTGTACTTGGTCTTCTGCTTGAGCCCCTCGGTGCCGGGGCCCTGCGGGCCGCCGGGAGTCTTGCCCGACCATGGGCCGGTGGTACCCGGCATGGCCGCGGTCACGAAGCCCGGGGCCTTGACCCGACGCAGGTGGTCCTCGATGACGCCCTTGGCCTCGGTCGGTCCCCCGGCCTGGCCGCTGGCCAGCGGGGAGGCGTCCTCGCGGCTGATCGTCCAGGACCCCTTGGGGTCGGTGCTGGCCCACCAGCCGGGCCCGTGCAGCACCTCGACGTTGATGCCGTTGCCCTGCGGGGTGGGGTTGTACCAGGTCGGGGCTGCCGCAATCTTGGGGTCGGCGCGTTGCCGGGAACGCTGCACCTCGCGTTGCTCGCGGAACGGTTCGGGGGCGTCCTCGTCGTAGCCGGTGAAGGCGGCCATGTACTGCATGAGCTCGCTGGGATCGTCGGTGCCCCGACCACCACCATCACGCTGGGCCAGGTACTCGTTGAGCTTGTCGTTGAGCGCGCGCGGGTTCTGCTTGAGCGCCTCCAGGGAGTCGCCCTGGCTCATCAGCCAGTCCTGAAACTCGCCTTCGACGTAGGCCGCACTGTCGGCTTCGGCCGCCAGCCGCGCGGAGCGGTAGTCCTGCCAGCCCACCACCTCGGGGCCCGGACGGTACTGTCCGGCCTCGTTCTTGGTCATGTTCTTCCAGCGGTTGTACCAGTTCACGTAGCGGGCCTGCTCGGGGTTGTCGGGCACCCCGTCGGCGATGTCGCGAGCGAACTGACCCTGAAAGCTGCTGGGGTCCACGAACAGCTGCTGCTCGGCGGCGGTGCGGCGGTGGGCCACGATGACCCCGTCGCGGACCGGGACCTCCCGGGCGATGAACATCTCCGGGCTGGCGGTGCGCAGGTCCCCGCCGTTGCCGATGACGTAGCGGTTCCAGATCTTGCCGCACTTGCACTGGCCGTAGCCGGGCACGTCGTGCTCCTGGCCGCAGTCGCAGGCGAAGCGGCGGTGACCCAGGCTGATGAACCCGCTGAGGTGGTCGTCCCAGTCCCAGCCCGCGACCTTGTGCCGCTTGGGGAACTGGGCCGGACCCCAACCGGTCCAAGCCGTCTTGCGGGCCGCGGTCAGCGCCGGGTGCCGCGGACCGCCGTCGTGGTAGTGGCGCAGGTAGTCGTGGTATTCCGGTTCCACCTTGCGCCGGTCGGCGTCGTTCATCACGTTGGCGTAGTCGCCGTCGTGCACCCAGTCGCCGAACTCACCCAACGACAGCGGCTCGTGCTGGCCCGCGAAGTCCTGGATCTGGCCGTGTTCGTCCTCGAACCCGTGGGTCAGCGCGAGGCGCGCTGCCGGGCTAAAGGGCGGCGGCTCGCCGAGGACCGCTCCCAGCGCGCGTAGCGCGCCGCGGTGCGCCGGTTGACCGGCAACCCGTGGTAGCTGGCCCAGTCCAGGTAGCGGTTGGCCATCCGGCGGGCAGCCACCTCGTGTGGAGGCGGCGGTCCCTGCGGAGGACCCGGGGGCGGCCCACCCTGCCCCGGGGGAGGAGACGGCGGTGGGCCGCCCGGATCCGGTGCGCCACCCTCGCCCTGCAGGCTTTGGATGACGTCCACGAAGACCGCCTTGACCTCTTCCTGGTCGGCCGGGTTCAGCTGAGCGTAGGGGATCTCGTTGGCGTCGCAGAAGGCCTGGAACTCGGGCAGCGCCTCGATCGGGTCGCCGCCGTGGTGCTCAGGTGGCGGTCCGTCCTGGTGGTGTTCCGGGGGACCGTCGTGCTTGGGTGGCCCGTCCTCACCCTTGTCGTCCTCATCGTCGTCCGGCGGTGGGCCCGGGGGTGGGCCGTCGTCGCCGCCCTTGGCGAAGGGGTTGCCCTCGGCAATGCGCCGACGGCCCATCAAATGCTCACCAGGACCATAGCTGGGCTTGTCCC